ATTGATATAGATTTTGGTGATAGAGATAAGTTATTAAAACTTATTAAACATACCTCGGCTGCAATGCGCAATGTAAAACCTATGCGTAAACACGCTACAGGTGTATATGTTACTGACATACCATATGATCCAGTTAATAATATGGCAAGCATCGATTACACAGTTGCAGAGAAACGTGGATATTTTAAGTTAGACCTGTTAAATGTCCACGTGTACAGTCAGGTGCGTGATGAAATGCATCTAATTGAATTGATGCGTGAACCCAATTGGAGTAACTTAAAAGATCCAGTATTTGTAGAGAAATTGATCCACTTGAATAATCAGTTTTATAATTTACAAAAGATGCCAGAGCCTGTAGATAGTATTCCTAGACTAGCTATGTTTCTAGCTGTTATTCGTCCCGGTAAGAAGCATTTGATTGGGGAACGATGGACAGATGTTGCAAAAACAGTATGGGATAAAGGAACTGATGGGTATGTATTTAAAAAAAGTCATAGTCTAGCTTACAGTCAACTTGTTGTGGTACATATGAACTTATTAGGATAATCGTTTTACTAGAGTAATACTACGGCGTTTACTTCTACGTTTGTTTAGTTCAAGTATACTACATACAGGACCGTGTATTATTGTGAGACTTTTGTTATTAAATGTTCTCAAATAGGGTTTAAAGATACCCCATTCATCTTTTAAAAATAGATTGATAGGAATTAATCTATTAGATTCCCACCACCAAATATCGCCTAGTTCTAAGAACTTTTCTTTGATAGTGTTATCTATAATAGATCCGTAATCATATATAGTGGTGACTATATCGTCCCTGTTTTGGACAATTCCTACATAATCCTGATTTGCGTAGGAACAAATGGTTATGAAGGGGTGATTTTCGCCTAGGCGTTTAAAAAACTCGTTTTGTATCATTAAAAATTATAGTCTCGGATATATTTATCGCCCGTTCCAAACCATTAATAAATTAATATATATGGATGACTAAATACACAATAGGAGATTACATTTGTGTACTCAACCCAAGTTTTCATTTATACACAACGACAAATCGTTGTACTATTATCAGGATATTCGCCAAGGAGTTATATGCCTCAGTACGCCAAGCCATTGACCCTACACAAAGGTGTAGACAATCAAATACAGTTTCAGTTTCTTAATCAGCAACAAAAACCAGTTGATATCACGGGCAAATCTATTACTTGCAGACTTATCAACTATACGGGTGGTGCGATATTATTACAAAAGGCATTGACTTTACAGTTACCTGCAACGGGTATTGCCGCATTAATTTTGGGTCCTGCTGACATTGAAAATATTGATACGCAAAAATGCTATTACTCTTTAGAAATCCCTGTAGGAGAATTTGATTATCCTGTGTTTGTGGATCAAAATGCAGGTGCTCGTGGTGATATGAATATTGTTAATAGTGTATTACCTAGCTTTATTCCTTCTGAACCCGTGACAATTCCTACAGGTCAAGCGTTCCCTAATAACAATTCAAATGGCAATAGCGATAGCAATTTAATATATTATACCAGTGTGATTTCAACTAACAATAATCCTATACTGACATTACAAGCCCAATATAGTGATTATTATGGAAATATTGCTATTGAGGGTTCTACTATTGTTGATGGGGATTGGTATCCGATCTTTACAGATACATATGAAGTAGTAACCGATACAAAAGGTTATGTGGTTGAAGGATATCACCCTTATATCAGAATGCAATTTGAAAGCAATGCAGGATTTGTAACTAATATATTGGCAAGATAACATAACCATAGCTGTTGATATCTTAGTTAGTATATGTTATACTACTACTAATGTTTGATATTTTATCCATAATTCCCGGCAAAAAGAAAACAACAACTAGTGGCTGGCATAGCTTTAATGCTATTTGTTGTAGCCATCTTGGGCATAAACCTGATCGTAGAATGCGTGGTGGTATAAAGTTTGACGGACAAACTAACTGGTCAATGCATTGCTTTAATTGTGGGTACAAATGTAACTTTGTATTAGGTCGAAGTATAAGTTATAAAACAAAACAGTTGTTGCTATGGTGTGGCATTGATGATACTCAAATAGGCAAATGGAGTTTAGAAAGTCTACAACAAAAAGATTTACTTGATATAGTAATACAGAAAAAACAAAAAGTAAAAATAAAGTTTAAGGATCACATATTACCTGAAGGTGAAATGTTAGATGGAAATAATCCATTGCACAAAGTATATATTGATTATGTAGAGTCTAGGGGGATAAATTATAATGAGTATCCGTTCTTAATAACACCTGATCTAAAAGGTCGTTACGCAAATAGAATAATCATCCCCTATACATATAAGAATAAAATCGTTGGTCACACTAGCAGATTCTTAGACAATAAAATACCAAAGTATATTAACGAACAACAACCTGGATATGTCTTCAATATTGATATACAGAAGCCTGAATGGCAAGTATGTATTTTAACAGAAGGTATATTTGATGCATTAAGTATTGATGGTGTTGCTATTATGCACGATGATATAAGTAATGAACAAGCACAACTGTTATCCTCATTGAATAAACAAATTATTGTTGTGCCGGATAGAGATAAGACAGGATTAAAAATATGTGATAGAGCTTTAGAATTGGGATATAGTGTTAGCTTACCTAATTGGGAATCGGGTATTAAGGATGTTAATGATGCGGTAATACGATATGGTAAGTTGTCCACTCTCTTAAGCATCTTACAAAGTGCTACAATGAGTAAAATAAAAATAGAAATGCAGAGGAAGAAAATTGAGAAAACAATCCAATAATAAAGAATATACGGTTGAGATGCAAAAGTTGTTTTTGCAGATGATGATTACTAATGCGGAACTTTATACCAGAGTTATGAACATTATGAACGCTGAGAACTTTGATAAGAGTTTGCGTCCTGTAGCAGAATTGTTTAAAGAACACACCACAAAATATAGTGTATTGCCGGATAGCACACAGATTAAAGCAATCACTGGTCAAACCATTGAAGTGATTCCTGAATTAGTACAAGGTCATTATGATTGGTTCTTTGAAGAATTTGAATCATTTACTAAAAGACAAGAGCTAGAACGAGCTATTCTTAAATCAGCCGATTTGTTAGAGAAAGGTGAGTTTGAACCAGTCGAAAAACTAATCAAAGATGCAGTACAGATTAGTTTACAAAAAGATATGGGTACAGATTACTTTTTAGATCCTGCAGGACGTATCAACAAATACTTTAATAGTGGTGGGCAAGTTAGTACAGGCTGGCCTCAACTTGATAGAATCTTGTATGGTGGCTTTAGTCGTGGTGAATTGAATATTTTTGCAGGTGGTTCTGGATCAGGTAAATCATTGGTTATGATGAACATTGCATTGAATTGGTTGCAAACAGGAATGAGTGGTGTTTATGTTACACTAGAACTGAGTGAAGAATTAACTAGTTTGCGTACAGATGCTATGTTGACTAATATGGGTACAAAAGATATTCGTAGAGACATTGGTTCAACTGAGCTTAAAGTTAAGATGGTAGGTAAGAAGTCAGGACAATATCGTGTTAAGGCATTACCTGCACAAAGCAACGTAAATGATATCAGAGCATATTTAAAAGAAGTACAGATTCAAACAAATATTAAGATTGACTTTGTGATGATTGACTATTTGGATCTTGTTATGCCTGTATCTGTTAAAGTCAATCCCAACGACCAGTTTATTAAAGACAAGTATGTTGCTGAGGAATTGCGTAATTTAGCAAAAGAGATGGGTATTCTGATGGTGACAGCTAGTCAGTTGAATCGTACAGCAGTTGATGAGATTGAGTTTGATCACAGTCACATTGCAGGGGGTATCAGTAAGATTAATACAGCAGACAACGTGTTTGGTCTCTTCACTAGTCGTAGTATGCGTGAGCGAGGCAAGTATCAAATTCAATGTATGAAAAGTCGTAGTTCAACGGGTGTAGGACAAAAGATTGATTTAGATTATAATGTAGAAACTATGCGAATTAGTGATTCGGGTGGAGATGGAGAAGATAGTTATAGGCCACAACCTAGCGCAAATCAGATTATGAGTCAGTTAAAACCACAATCTACATTGCAATCAACAGAACCTATTATTGATCAAACTACGGGTGAAATATTAGAACCTGAAAATAAGAAGATTGTAGTAGATGTACAGGGTTCAAAACTTAAAAGTTTACTTAATAGTTTAAAGAAATAAAACCGTAAAATAGATAAATACTATTAGGAATTAACCAAAATGCAAAAACAAACTCGTAGCCTGTTGCAGGAATTAGAAGCAATCGGAAATAACCGTGATACTAGTCACGTTATTGAGAGTAGGGCCCACAACATCATTACTAGTGCTATTAATCTATTAGAAATGATTAATAGAAACTATACTGCTGAACAGGCTCAAATCTTAGAAAGAAAGCTATTAGGTGCCATCAAATCACGTGATCAGGATAAGTTTGCAAAGTCATTAAAAAAGAATAATAGTGATAAAGAACAACTATGAATTTATCGGAAACATTATCATTACTTAAAACCAAACTAGACAAATTATCTATACAAGAAGATAAAGGTCACCTAGACCATCCTGAAGATTTAATCTTTTTAGGTGGAAGTGCCGGTGCTACCCGTGCGTTGCAGTCTGCTATTGCAACAGCAAAGAATCCAAAGACTGTTACTATTAAATGGGATGGATATCCTGCATTGATATTTGGACGTAATAGTTCAGGTAAGTTCAGTATTATGGACAAACATATGTTCAATAAAAAGGACTTAACTGGGCGGCAAATATTTAGCCCTGAACAGTTTAAAGAGTATGATATTTCCCGAGGTGTTGAGCGTGATAATTTATGGCCTATTATTGCTGAAGTGTGGCCTGGCTTAGAAAAAGCTAGTAACGGGGCTAAGGGTTACTACTGGGGTGATTTGTTATTCAGAGAGCCACTCAAAGATCAAAATGGAACATATGTTTTTAGAGCTAATCCTAATGGGATTACATATAAAGTAAATGCTAGTAGCGATTTAGGTAAATTAATAAGCAATAAACGTGCAGGATTGGCGGTTCATCAACATATCGCTCCGGATAGCCCTAGTACAGATTATGCTACTAGTTTAGATGGCACTATAGGACAATTAAAAAATAATAGCGATGTAGCTATTGTACCTAGTGCTATGCCAACTGCCCCTGCAATTAAGTTAGATACAGCATTAGCAAAAAATGTTCAAAATGCTATTAAGAAATATGGCCCTGCGGTAGATCAAATGATGGACAACGCACCTCAGGCTCGTAATACTTTCAATCAATTATTTACAGTATATATTAATAAAAAGATTGTTGCGGGTGATTTAAATAATTTAGCTAGTGGATTTATGGATTTTGTAGAAGCGAGACCAATGACAGACAGAATGAAAGCCAAGATTACAGAATATCTTAATCAAAATAAAGATGCTATAGTAGGAGCTTTTACTATCTGGGCAGAGATGTATAAATTAAAAATGTCCATAGTCGGTCAGCTTAATAAAGCCGCAGAAGTTAGCCCGGTCAAGGGTTATTTACAAGACGGAACTGAAACACACGAGGGTTTTGTGTCAAATGGCTTAAAATTCATTGATAGAATGGGTTTTTCACGCCAAAATTTAGCCGCAAGATAAGCCCAAATCCTGGATTTTTTTGTTCCAGGCATAAATAAGAGTAGAGCTATATGCTCACAAACTTAAAGGAATTTTATCATGGCACAATTTACACGCACAAACGGTGACTATCAACCAGTAATGAACTATGACAGTTCAGCTTACACTAACTCTGGTGTTAATGCTGTTACTTCAGCGGCAACAGTTCAACCACAAGGTCCAAAATTGGACTTCTTCACAATCACTTTCACAGGTGCATTGACAACAACACAATTGAACACAGCAGTTCAAACTGTTCAGCAATTGGCAACAATTTATATGTATGAGTATACAGATGACACTAATGATACATTAGCTATGGCTGTTTACCCAGTCGGTGCATGGACTGACGCAACTTTAGACACAGCTATTACAGCCGCTGTTGAAGCTTGTACAGTTGCCGCTTCTGCAACATTCACAGGTTAATCTTTAACTTGAATAAAAGGACCCGAGAAATTCTCGGGTTTTTTTACCTCTATTAAATAGTACTATGAGCTTTAGAATTACTTGTTACACACTATTTGATATTACACCCACTGGAGTAGTAAACCGCCACCGTCCCGTAGAAGACGAAGAAATAACTAGTTGGTTGTATAAGCGAAATACACAATGTAATTTTGATACTATATTACAAGCTATATCATTACGTAGTCAACCTGAAATATCACGTATGCCTGAAAAGAAAAAGATAATATTTGACGACTTTGACTTTGGATTTTTATTTGAACAGATAGATGATGAAGTTTATGATTGCTGGACCTTTGATTTTGATATACAACACCCTAGTGTATTCAATGATGGTATAAATGAGATTGGATCATTGTATAGTGATTGTGACAATGTGCCTATGATAAAATGCGGTACAGAATGGAATAAATTACCTGCATTTTTAGATACTAGTCCGGAACTTAGAAATA